GCATAAGTTTTAGGTTCGCTCCGCCTGAAACAAAATAAATGCTCCCGCCGTAAGCCGCTGGAACGTCTGGCACGGCTACGACCCAAACTCGAACGTCACTGTTAGGGGCTGCCGCTTGATAAAACTTGCCGGCAATGATCTCGTAATTGACGGAATCGGGTTCGAAGTCGAGCTGAGTTTTTACAATCGTTCCCTCGTCCGCAACTTCAGTCACTTCGTCACCATTGGAATCAAAAAACTTTAAAGTGCAAAAGCCTAAATCTGTGCCTGCAATGTTTGTGTGCTTTAAGCTTCCAATCTTTGCGGTCGTAAATTCAAAGAAGTTAAATCGAACGGCAACACCCGACTTGAACATTTTGACACGAGTCATCTCAGCGCCGTCAGCGTCTTTTGGAGTTACCAGGTATTGCAAAAGCGCGTGAACCTGGTCTGAATAATCCGTGTATTCTGTCCCATCCCGCTCGATCTTTATATTGCCAGCGGTGATTTTGGTAAGAAGGTCTTGAGAGCCCTGCCATTTGTGTTCGTCACCTTTGGCGATTTCTTTAGACTCGTCTGCGTTTACGCTTTCGATAATGTCTTCTAAGACAATGACTTCGCTCGTTTGATTGTTAATTTTAAGCATCTAGTCTTCCTCTAAATATAAGTTCACTAAAGCGTTATGAACGGAAACGACATTGCTTGCACCAGTGACTCGTATGAACTTCAAACCCAATAAGTCACCCCGTGTGACCGGAATGTTTAGGCTATCGTTTGTCTCGTTAAAATCTGTATTCACGGAACTATTCCAAAAGTTTCCTATGGTTTTACCTGCGGTTGAAAAGGTGACTGAAACATCGCCAAGCTTTGTTCCCTGGCCACCGGTAACGCCCACCCGCCAAAGCTCATAAAGAAGGGTCATGTTCGCCGCAGGTGTTCCGGTAGACTGAGCGACTCCACGATTTCGAAAAGTCGCCTCTTTTACGGTTCCGTTAAAAGGGCAAAGAATCGGTGAACTATTATTAAATTGCCACCCGTTTGAGGGGTCGCCACTTCTGTCGTTTGAGTTTCCGTCGTGCTGCCAGGAATAAAGATATTGGTCAAAATTCATTTGCCCGACGAATTGAAATTGAATGTTCTGCTTTTTAATTCGAAACTTCTCAAAGGTCGAAGTAACCGTATCTATAAAACCTAAGTCACCGTCTGCATCCTCTTCGATAAGGACATCGGACTGCCCCTCAAAAGACACGCCCTTGACTGCGACGTAGTCATCGGTGACGTCAAACTCTTTGGTGAATTGTACGTCTTCATCGTCGTCGCTAATTTTTAAAGGCTTAATGATGCTCATAGAAAAAAATAGGGGGGCCAAAAGACCCCCCCAAGCTTAAATTAAGCTGCCTTTCTTCCAAGGTATTGAACGTCGATAAACAATTCCGTTGCGGATTTTGCAATCCCTGCAATCAAGATTGTATTTCCAGACCCGTTAGGCCGCGTGGACGTAATAAGTCCAGGCGTTGCGGGGTCAGAATAATAAAGAGCGCCAGGCGTTAAGCCACTGAAGCCGCCCAAAACTCCGTCAGTTTGAACATTTACGCTGGCTGTGTCGGCTGCGGCGGCTGTCGCAAATCCAAACGCTCTTGCGGGCGCACCGCCACCAGAAACGTCAGCTTTTGAAACATTGTCAGCCGCAGAAATGTAAACCATATCTCTTGCATTTAGAGCTTCGTCAGCGACAAACGCTGAAATCACTGAGTTGGCATCCGAAGCTAACCCTAAGTTTTTCCACTGAGTGTTGACATCGTCCCACATGTACAAATCACCAGCGTACTCCACTAAGAATCCGCCGTTAGCATTGTTTGCCGGTGTGGCAGTAGGCATGGCAGAAGCTTGTGGCACCTGAATAGCATCAAGCTCAGCGGCAACGTCACCCACAGAACCGAACAAAATAGACGAGCCACCAGCCATGATATTATCACGCTCTTTGGCCATGATGTTATCAACAATCAAAGCCCCCGCAGTTTGCTCTATAGTGTCGACACTTGGGTCATCGAAATCAATATTGGTTAAGTTGCTGAGAGGTGTCGCGTTCATGTCAATGCCCGTTGGCGAAACCACCGGACCTGCACCCGCAGTAAATGAGTTTAGTGTAATGTCATCCGCCGAATCAAATTCAACAGGAATCCCGTCAGTATCAATTTTCAAAAGTTTTATCTGAGCCATTTTAGCCTCCAAATTAATTTAAGTTAAAACATCCTGTCTAAGTTCGGCGTCCTGCCTTTTTCTTAGTTTTCTTCTTCGGATTTAGAGTTTTCTCATCGATAGACCCCTCCCCCTTATCGACCGATTCTGTCGGACAATATGTAACCTCAAGAGTCACATCATCGATTATACAGTCTGAGATGGTATGTCCCAATGCCGTCTCTAATTTTTTACGGTCTTGCTCTAATACGGCCTTGTGATGAGCTACAAATCCAGCCTTTGCTTTTAGAAGGGACTCCATACTGGAAGCCCGTAGCTTCATCAGCTCGATGTCCTTGGAGTATAAAGCCATTTTAAGGCTCTCCATCTTCACATCCTTCTCTGCTATTTCCACATTAAGCATCGCGCATCGGTATTCCCAATACTGCGCGTGCGTCAATTTTCCGACTACGGTCCCATCTAAACGCTCTGCTGCTAAACTCATGCTAGTTTTCTTCTCCCCGTTCTCTGTATAAAAATATCCACAACTGTTGGCCGATCCACCACTCCTACTTGCACCATATAGGAGGCGTTTGCTGTTGGCGGCGTTGTCTGAAAAGTCCCCGCAACCGTCTCTGAAAGCCATAAAATGTCATTTACGCTTAGACCTGAAAAACCTGAGATGGAACCAAACTTCCTCACTCGGACAATCCCTGCGGAAGCATTGCCCACGCTCACCCAACCTATCACCATAGCCTTTTGGACTGTATCGTTAGCGATTGCCTTCATGACGGTATTATCGGCGAATAGATAGACGATATCGCGCTCTGAGAGATCTTCCCCCGCAAAGTATTCTTTCCCTGCCAGCTCCTCTAAAACATCGGTATCTAAGACCCTCTGGCCGGAGTATGCGCTCATGCTTGCTTGACTCCTTTGGCCAAATTATAAATCCGCATAACCTTATCGACATAGTATTGGTTCACAAATTTTGTATCGTCCACATAGCGAGGACTTCCAGAATTATAGGCAGCGACAGCCTTTGGGATGGAGACATATCTCTTTATCTTCCCTTTGAGATGTTTTGCTCCAATTTCTAGGCCAGTGGCGGGGTCGCAAAGAGATGGGAACCATCCACGGAAGCCATGCTCTCTCGCCACCCCACCCATGACCTGACAAAGACCCCAACTTGTTTTTTGGCCAATTTCTTCGGTTTCTTTGCTAGACCCAACTTTCGATGCAAAAAAGGCTGGTTCTAAAAGCCATTTATAATGTGGTTCGTATCGAATTGCGAAAGGATTGCCAGCGGACTCAGCAATCACAATGGAAGCTAGGAGAAGGTGGTCTATTTCTTCAGACACGCCAACCGCGCAAACAGCATTCCAAACGCTAGGACTTAGCTGCTCAATTCCACTTGTTAAAGGTTTCGTCGGCATCTCGAATGGACTCATTAACGGTTTGGGTTTCTTTTCCGGCTTCTTTGGCGAGTTCGTCATAGTCTTTGGATTCTCGTTCGGATCGTTCGGTGTTTTCTTTATTAATTGCTCTTCGCTTAGAAGTATAACGGATGATGAGGGCCACCACGCCCGAAGCCATTCCAATAAGCGCGGCGATGACTTTTGGGTCACTGAGGATTGCCCCCCAAACGCTTGCTTCGATCATTTAAGTGCCTCATACCCACATTCTCCACATACAGCCGTTCGATAACCAGAAGAAAACTCTGCGCTACAGGATCTCCCTATGTGAGTTTCCCAACCCTTTTCAGGGTCTCCACAAACCAGCTCTGTATACAGGTCTTTGACCACCCATAAACGGATTAGACCTTGAGTCTTCATCTGATATTTAAAGTCACCATCCTTGTACCAAACCCTGATTAAGACTCGATACTCGCCATTATCTGAAGTGGAAACGGGTTTTGCATGGCCTAAGATATCAGCCAAAATAAGCTCTAAAGTGGTGTCCCCCCTTTTTAAGGCTCCACCCAATCCAAAAGTCGATCCGTCCCGTCTTAAAAACTGATATTCAATACAGCTCTCTCGGTCACAGTCCACTTTCGGAAAGATGAGCTGAATTATTTGAGTAGGCGGCATCCCATTGTTAACACGAAGGAATAAATAGCCTGTCGAGCATCCATCCAGATCAGAACAAAAGACTGCCGTTATATCATTCCCCTCTCTTGCAGAGGGAGACATATCAATGACTTTTGGGCCGTAGCAACTAGATAGTAGGCTTAGGCTCAGAAGGCTGAGTAACAGGCTCCTTTTTCTCATCTTTGTCCCCCATGACTTGTCTAATGGTTTGGTGAGCAAACACCTGGAAAGTCGATAGCGTGAATGAGTGAACAATAACGGCTCCCCAATCAAGCCCTGCAACCTTCAGACTAATAATTCCAGACACCAGAGATAATCCGGTCACAATCATCAGTTTCCAGGCTCCAACAAGCTTTCCGAACCAACCACCCGCAAGAGGAGATTTCATGGCAGCCACGAGGAGCTGAGTGACGATAGCGGCTATTCCCATAGCTGTTGCGCCCTTAATTCCATTCAAAGACCCCATAAACATCTCAAGGAAATTTATGTCTGTTAGTTCAAAGTCAACCAGGACAGGCGGTACCTGAACCTCTTGACCAAGTAAAATCAGCGGGATCAAGCCCACAAAAAAAAGTAACATTCCTGCAATTATCCTATTCACTTTTATTTCTCCCCATTTAGTTTGTCGCTCGCTCTACTTTTGACGTGTGCAATTTTTTGCAAAACTTCCCACACCTTATCCAGTGAACTTTGAATTTTCACAATCTTATGCTTATCAGTAGTGATGTCTCGCCACATAAGCTGAGTCTCGGCCTTGAGCTCACCCATTTTTTCAGCGCGCTCTAATTTGATTGAATGAATGTCATCCTTTGCTTCTGATAAATCTTTTTCGATTCCATCCAATCTTTTTGTTATGATGCTCACAGAAAATCGAATCAACGCTCCAAGTACGGTCATAATGACCCCGCTTGAGATGAGTTGACCTAACCATGTGGGCATGGAATCCATCTAGTGTGCCAGCCTCTCAATCACTAAAATTTTACCCACTCTGGCATTAAAAGTTTGCAATCGTTTCTAATGGGAATGGCATTTCAATCACTTCAATCCAAGTTCCACCAATAGCAGTAGAACCCTTTGTCCCATTACCTACTATAAAAGCCGTTCCCGATACACCATCGGCATTAAAGATTATAGAAGTGGCCGTTGCTGTAAAATTCTTAGTGATGTTCATCGTAAAAGATCCCGTTGCTGAAACTGTTTGTGCTTCATTTTTTCCTATGAGATTCCCATCGTGAATAATATTAAAATCAGGGTTCTGGGTTGAGGTAGAAATAACAAGCCTGGCCTGTGTATTGACCTGATAATGCCTTCCAATAGTTAAGCCCGTAACTGTTAGGTCGGTCATAGTGCCATTGGCAGTCTGATTTGCTGCTAGGATTTTCTCTACTCTTCTTGCTGGAGTATTAAGCAAGATGGCTTGAGGCAATTGCTGGTCAATAGGGAAAACTTCAAACCATGTTTCATCAATAGAGTTCCCGCCCAAGGTTCCACTATTAATTTCAGTCAGCTCTTCTAAAACAAAAGAATTTAAACCTGATGACACTTCAAAAACATCGCAAATAGTGACGTTTTCTGTGGTAATCACATTGGCCACATTTGTGTTTTCTCTTCGTTCTGAATAATTTATTCCCGCTTGAGCTAATGTAGAACTTCCATTTACATACCTAGATATTCTAAATTGCTGAATAGCATCAAAGTCACCTGTAAATTCATGCGTCGTCCTCATACACGCGCGAACTAAACCCGCTTTAGGGATATCGACGGCTAAACCAAAAAAGGAGCTACCCGAAGTGCACGTATCGCCATTTGGTGTAACGGTGTCACAAGGTAAAAATGCACTTACATTTTTTAATGATTTTCTAGTCAAAGCAGCACTGACATTTACTTCTCCGACCCAATCACCGTCGGTTGACAATCCAAGAGAAGAGGCTAAGTCAATTTGAGCCGCTGCATACCATGCACTCGTCTCCACTTTTTTAATTGGGTTAATGGAAGAGGGTGCGTTCGCAGGGTCGATTTCGTAAATCACATGAGCTCGAAACCTTCTGTCCGAGCCAATAGTCCAACTATTGCCGTCTTCCAATTCAATTTCCAGACGAGGGACTGATGGAGACATCGAGGCCGTGCAAGGGATATCATCACCAGCCGGCGAATTTCTACAGGCTGCTGGGTTAGGTTGTTCGCCGCCAGCCAGAGTTTTTGGAACGATTGGAAATTCTGCGGACTGAACTTGAATTGAACTTGTAGTGGCAACACCAACGTCGCAAACAGACTGAAAAATCCACTCGACTGAATTTGTGCCTAAAACGCGGTATCGGCTTTGGGTTCCAGAGCATCCCGTTATGGTAGTCGTGCCGTTTGCGCTAAAAGTGTCGTCATCAACCGTGAAGTCTTGCCATTGTGAGGTAGAAACAAAATCGACAAGGCTTGAGCTTTTACCCACAACCCATTGATCGACATTAATCGCAGCAGCATCAGCCGTCGCAACTAAACGTCCTTGGATCGTTCCACTCGTAGGACAAGTAATTGTAATACTAGATTTTGTAAAATTGGCAGAAGCAACAAGGGTCACGGTTCCTAAAACGGCTGAACCATCATAGATCTCAAAATCAATATTACCGTCACCGCCTTTATATTGGAGCTCGACATTACAAAGATTCCCTCTTAGACCACCTGGAATAGTCACCGCTTCCGAATCAAGTCTATCGGCATTGGCTGAAGCATCCCAAAGTGCTGATTTATCTCCCACATAAACGTCTGCCGCATCGGTATCCACCGTAAAAGAACCACCCCCAACATTTGTCCAGCCGGTAAGATCTTTCTCATAACCAGGGTTATCCAAAAGCTGAACAGAACCGCTGCCGCCTGAGCCTGATCCAATTTCTGCGAAGTTCGTTCCGTCTTGGGTAAACTCTAAGCGGTCTGTCGTGTTGTTTCCTCGAATCTGAGGGTTATTCGCCCCTAGACCAAGGTCGAAGATAAGGGCTGGATTCCCCGTAGAACCCAATCCGAGCTGCAAGATCAACTGTCTGATCTTAGCTCCATAAACGTCATAAGCATAAAACGAAGTGACTAAGAATAGTGCTGCCACCATCCCGCCTACAAAGTTCTTAGAAGGCATAATTTTCTTAAATAAGTTTTTCATATTTTACTCCGTAATCGTTCCAATTTCATCTGACGTTGAACTGTTGTCCGTTATTGGCGTGGCAACAGAGGAAAATCTCATATCTCTAAGCATTGTGTAGTCCGCTGAACCGTCTAGCAATAATCCAACAGTGAAGCCTGACATACGTCCGTTTCGGATCTTACATCCAGACCCCTGAACTTGGATTCCTGTTCCTGCTCCGCCATCGGATAAGGTCACAGAAGGGTTAATAAATTCTATTTCTACATTGTCCTCTGTGACAACGACCGTAGAAGCTAAAGCCTCATTTTGCTTAATCAAGATCTTTGAATCTGCTCCCGCCGCCGCTACTGCTGCCGCCAAAGTCGAATAGATATTCTTTCCTGATCCTGCTCCAACGATAGCGTCATAATGAAGATGTCCTTCAACATCATCAAAGAGCTGGTTAAGGCTCGCTGTAAGACTGGCCGTCAATCGGCTATGGCCTGAGCTAGTGTCTGTCGTAATCCCACCACCCGAAGGCATCAAAGATCTTGTATCGGTAATGGCTCCCTGATTCGCTATTCCAGAAACCGCCGTGACTAAAATCTCAGCCACTTTAATTTTTCCCGCAGGAGTCGCTGGAGCCGAAGGAGATCCTGCTGGCGTTCCTGCCACAACAGCGATATCTGCCAACCACTCGTCTTCTACATCAAAATTCTCTGTTGTAATCGCGCCGCCAATGGAAACCTTTTTCTTTCGTGACTCTGTATCCGTCACAGCTCTACTGGCATTCACTACGATGATATCAATTCTATTGTCCGTCGCATCCGGCGCGGAAACAGCCACATTTAAGTCTGCTGTTCTATAAACAGGGCGGATCTTCGATTCTGGAGAAACTTGGGCTAAGTCTTCTTGAAGACCAAGGCCAGCTCTTACAGAGACGTTCGTCGCATTGACAAAATCCACAAAAAAGGAATCGTCAAAGAAGGCATCTACCTGCTCTTGAGTTAGAAATTTTACGACCGTTTCGTAGAGTTCTTTTTGTCTTAAAAGCTGGACCCTATTCCAGTCTTCAAAAACTACTTCTTGGCCATCGTTAAATAATGCTTTTCCCATGCTATGCTGCCTCCGACTTCATTTCGATAAGAGTCCATAAGATACCTGCTGCTCTCACTCGATCTATCGTCTCAAAGATAATATCGAACAACTCCGCTGAGGGCAGCAATGAATTTCTACCGAAGAAATCTTCTCGGTTTAGAAAATACTCGCGATCATAAAACGTAATGGGATCGGGGATCTGGGCCGGAATAATCAAAGTGAAGGCGTTGTACTCCTCATCAATTAAAAGCTCATCCCGATTGAAAAAATGCTCTCGGTTAAAAAAGACTGAATCCTCAAAATGCTCTAAAACAGTCGCTTCTGGCTGTGTAAGCAAGGCATCGGCTAGTGTCTTAATCGAAACACGATCTGACTGGTTGACCAGATTAACGATACGAGAGGCAAAAGCGGGGTCGCTTTCCATCTCGAATCTTACCTTATTTCGGTCTAATCCATGCTCATCTAGGAACCGATCAAAAGCTGCCTGGATGAAGGTCTCCGAAACATGGTCCGAAGCGTCTTGATCCACCTGCTGCAATAAAGCGGCAAGGGCTGTGAAATGAGCGGTGTTGTTCTCCTCGACAATAAAGAATCCTTGAGGAACCCAAGACTTGAGCTTATTAAACCACTGCTCTTTTGTTAGGGGGGTTGTCATGCGATGGTCATTGTCCCTGGAACAATCTTCTCGTTATCATCCGTTTCAACGTCTCCACTTGGATTTGTTGTTGTGAATCCTACAGAGGTTAAGTCCCCACTTCCGGCTGGACCCCATATAGATAAAATAGCGGCATTCGCTGTGGCCCTTATGAAGTCGTCTCCAATATTAAGGCCGTCAATATAGTCAGTCATAGAGTCCAAGATCGCTTGAGGATCTACACTCAATGTCGCAAAATTAGGTCCACCTGAATCTAATGTGATTGAAGCCGTCCAGTCTTGAGAGATCGCGGTGGCTCCTAAAACTGTTATCTGAACCCCTGCGGCTCTCTCATCTCGAATCGCTTGCTCCACTAAAGAGACAAGCGCTGCATTGGCCGAACCATTCGCATCAGCAATATAAAGCGTGGCAAAGAGTATTCTAAAAATCTCTGAAGCAGGGACAGGGTCTCCTGTTGTAGGATCAACCTCTCTCACATTCAGTAGGGTCTCTATAATCGTTGCGATCTCAACCCCTGAAACCGTAAGAGCTTCTGCCTCAATAGCAGCAATCGTTGCCCCTGTGAGCTGAGTAATCTTCTGCTCAATCGTGTCTCGATATTCAGCATCGGTCTCGGTATCGGCTCCCCCCGAAAAAGCTTCATCATTGTTGACCTCAAAGCTGCTGTCGAAAAGTGTGGTCTCCACCACAACAACCGTATCGGCTTCGACATTTCCAGCAGGTCCATCGACGAGAGCTTGAACAGAAGCATTTACTTCTAATTCAGCCGCCCCCACGGACACATCAATCAATGTTTCGTATTGCTGAGATCCACCACCCGCATCGGTTTCAGTTCGGACAATAGATCCCGCTAAAATTGTTCCAGCCCCGTTTGTGGCGTCTGGTCTTGTGAAAGTCACAATCCCTACGGCTGGCTGTGGGCCAGGTCTGGCAAAGTCTGATCCAAAACGATCGACAGCCAAATTTTCCAGCTCATCTGGGCCGCCTGTTTCTTCAGGGCCACCCGCTGTCTTAAAGAAGGTGGCTCTAAATCGGTCGATGATAAGTTTATTGGCTTCGGATACCGCAAAGGAGGTGACACCAGCCAAATGATCTTGGATAGATCCTTCAGAAAAATCAGTTAAATCTGGGCGTGAGTTTTGGGCTTCATTTCGATAAAGCTCGATTAATTCCTGTGGTGATCTAACTCTGGTTGCCATTAAATCTGTATCCCCTCGCTAAAAGGCGTAAATTCCATCTGCTGCTCGTCAATGCCCCGAATCTTAACGCTTACGCTAATCTTAACCAACTCCGGTCTCGCATCACTAGCTTCAATTCTCACCGAATTGACAGAAACTACCCTATCATCCCGAAGGAATTGGGATTCTATTCTTCTGGCAAGCTCTCTCTGATTATCTATCGTGGACATGGCATTCTGGAAATTCTTGATTCCCACCCCATACTCAGGGCGATGAATCAGGCTTCCTGGTTGAGTAACAAGTCTTCTTAGAAGGGCTAAACGTATGTTTTCCGTTCCACTTATCGGATTAAGGTCTCCATCCGTTTCGGTTAGATCCCCTCGATGCTCGATATCTGTCAGAAGTATTTCGTCAACCGTTGCCATTATAAATCATCCGATGCTGTTAAGGTGGCCGTTCCTGCGCCTGTTTGAACGCCTGTGACGACACTTCCGCCATTTGCTGAGATCCACTGAACCACTGATTTTGCTAAAGCCTTAGCGTATCTGTCATGAGCTTCTTCTTGAGTCATGTTTGGCTCTGTTCCAATAGTTCCAAACTCCGCCTCGATATTGCTTTTGATGAGAGGTTTTAATGTGGATGCGGTTAATGCCATAATTTATTTTTCAGTAAAGCTAAGGTCGCTCAATATGTCCTCATTATCAACGGGATCTGCTTTTTGGTCTAAATATTCCTGACGATTATCCGGTGTCTTGGTCAGATAGCCTGTGGGCATTGAAATGTGCCTATGATCCGCCACATCCTGAAGATATTTGCTCATCATACTCTTGAAGACCTGCCCCAAAACCACGTTTTCCGTAGGATCTCCCTCTCCTGTGGAAGGTCTCATAAGAGATATCAGAGTGTCTGAGACGTTTTTAACCTTGTTTCCGGCTAATGACCGAACCACTGTTGAGCCGTCCTTGGCTTGTACGGGGATCTTATCTTGGAGGGAGGATAACCGTTTTAATACAAACACCTTGTCATTATCTTTGTCGGCAATTCCTAATATCACCATATCATCGACTTGAGGAAATGCGAATATCCCCGCATCTGGCCCTACCTGCTCCCAAGTCATCCTAGCCACAACCTCTATCTTTTCAGGCCATATCTCTGCCATGACACGCAGCTCCGAACGATCCTCTAATAAATCAAGCCGTGTAATTTTCCCAATTGCAATATGAAGAGCCCCGTCCCCAAAAATTTCTTTCAAAAGCTCAAGTTGTGGCTTCTTAGGCATCAGCCCCCCCTCAGTGTTCTTGGCAATTCAATGAAATTCACAAATTCGATCTTTGCAGAGAATCCGCTGCTTTGGTCAATCGAGTATTCAATCGAACGAAGGTAAAAAAGAGGGTCAAACCGGCCTAAAGCGGTGGCAAAAACCTGGGCTACCTGTCGAGAATATCCCTTCAAAATGAAGTATTGGACCCTCTCTTGGGTGGTGTTAAGTCTCCTCACCTTATCCAAGTCTCTCTCGTCATTAATCTCGATCTTGAGAGGGTCGCCTATTCTTAGCTTCGTCACATCAAACTCGATAGGGCTGACAGGATCATTTCCAGAACAGACAACCATCTCCCTAGTCTCCAAATCACCCTCTAGCTCTTGCCTGGAAAGCTCCTCAAAGATGTTTTCACCGATCTTAATAAGCTGAGTTCTGGAGTTCACATCAGGAATCAGGAAAGACAGAAAGGGGGCTGGCTCCTGTGTTGTTTTATCCACAACTCCCTCCGAATTAACTTTATTAACCGTCACCCTTTCGAGAGGGATTCCAGTTTCCTTAGAAAACTCCTCTGTGGCCTCCTCTGGAATCTTAACCTCGATGACATCCTTGTTCTTAAAATCAAGGGATCGAACCGCTATATTAAAGCCCTGGATTCTTCCAATTTTGCGCTTGAACGTGAGGTTCTTTAAATTTCGACCATAGATAAGCTGTTTGGCTTTTATATCATTGTAGAGAGCTCTAGGCTTCGTGATGACCAACTTGTCTAGCTCGATATAGGCAATCAGACCTGCTCGTCGAACAAGATCTTGTATTACATCCCAATATTTCTCTTTCTTCCTAGCATTTCTCTTTCCAGCCGTCTGACCCTGATCGGAGTAAAATTGAGACAAGACAGGAAGCTCTTCGCCTGTTCGATTTACAACTTTTATGTTCCTAGTCGATTTAAGCTGATCCACCAGATCTTGCACGATTTCATTCAAAGGAAGGTTTAACCTTATAGGAGCCTTATTCGTTCTCTCTTGGGAGTTATTGAAATCGCTATTGATATTGCCGAAAAACTGCTGATCTAAAAGAAGGGCTGTGAAGTCTCGCCCCTCAAAGCTGACCGTCCTTGAGCTGTCATCCAGATTAATAGACTCCTCATCCGCAAACCCTTGAAAAACAATATTTCCGGAAGCCTGATTTGCGTCTGGGACAATGCTATTTTTTCGACCATCCTTCGTCAGGATCGAGCCCATATCCTGCATGAATATCGTCACCCCAAGGGCTCGAACGGATCTTGGATCAAATGGGAAATTCTTATAGTCCAGCTCACAAGTAAAAGTGTCGGCTTCTGTGTAATCATTGATATTCACAGAGACTTTTTTCGGACGAATATTCAGGGTGGTTTCCTTGGTCAAAAGAGCATCGCTTTTATTTCCGAAGTCTTCCCAACGAACCCTTAGAATCATCCCCGCCTGTGGAAAATACAGCCCCAACTATCTACTCCCTCTTTGGTCTAAATCAAACACTTCTAGCATCATATTCAATAAATCTTTAGGTGGCACGAGTATTGGCTTCCATCCCTTAAACGGGGACTTTAAGGCCAAGTTCTCCATCTCCATCCAGAGATCCCTTTTATATTCATCTTCGGGGCTGGGCCATTCATCTTTAAGGATTGCCTTAACGTACTTCCTGGCCTGTTTTTCCGTAAGCCCTCGACTAGAGGCTGGGAATTTCGAGGACCGTTCCAATACTAAGCTCCGTGGACTGAAGTTTGTTATGGTCAAAGATCCTTCTCCACTGGTCAGCATCCCTATAAAATCGAACCGCAATCTTCTGTAGATTGTCGCCATCTTTAACCAAATAACGAGACAAAGGAGTGGTTTTTCTAAGCTCTAAGATTTGAGCCTCTAAACGACTCATGACATCCGTCAGCTCTGCTTGCCCACTCTGTCTCTCGGATAAGAAGGAAACCGTCACATATTGCTGCGCCACGTCTAAAGTGGAAAGATTATAGTTCTGCCTTCCTACTCTTCTGGAATAGCTATTCATCTTGGATCTGGAGCTGGAAATAAGACCCAAAACTCTAAGGATAGAGTTCTCGATATCGTCACCAGCTTGAAAAATACTGTCGATAAAGGAAGTCACAGAGTTAATCGGAACCGCCACAAACTCAGAAAATAGAGCCGAGACACGATCAAAAATAGACTGATTGATAAACTCTGGGATTGTAGAGAAGTTCGCAGCCTCCGCTTCTAAGGCGTCCACCATCTCCTGATTAACCCCAAACGGCTGCTCTTTTGTTCGCTCTAAAATATTACAGTTCGACGGCTCATTGGCTCCGACAATCAAAAAGCTTATCTCATAAGCAAAATCGGCCAAGTTTCTCATGTCGAAGTTAGTGCCTGAAATGAAGCCAAAGCGAACAAACTCACCCATGACGATCTTCAGAAGATTTCCAGAAAATCGGATATTCTCAATCAGACCAACCAGCTCCTCAGAAGCTCCATATAGGCCAGGGTCTCTAAGCCTTTTGTCGTAAAGTCTACCCCGTATCGTGATGTCTGACTCCTCTGGACCTAAGACCTGAATTGTGGCCTCTGGATTTCCAGCATAGAAGTCTTTCGTTAATCTCTGAGATCCACCAAAAGTAAAAGGAACCTGTGGCATCTGGTTGCCCACGAGTTTGACCTTTCTTCCCTCAGAACCATCATTCAAAATCTCGATGAAATTGAATCCACCCGCGAAGTCGTTCACCCTATTAGGAATGCTCACACCAACTTGGAAAGGGTTTCTAATCTTCTCCTCTATTCTGTCCAGGGAGGTCGTGGTGCGGTTTACATTCTCAAGGAGACCCATTAGAGCCGTCCCCCTTCAAAAGATCGTCTAAGACCTTGCTGTGGATTCCTAGCTAATTTTAAAAGCTGATCCTGAACCGTAAAAGCAATTCTGTCTGGCTCGATTTGCTCTTTAAACTCCTGATTAATGTCCACCTTGCCAATATTCACGTTTAAATTTGAAATGGGCAGATTTTGTTGATCCCCAAGGCGATTTAAAAAGTCTCGGTTCTTATCAAAAATGTCATTGGCTCCCGCGTTGAAAGCGTCCCCAATACCGCCAAGACTGAAGTTTGATAAAGCCTCACGAAGCTTGGTGAAATCCCCTATCGCTGCCTGAGCAATAATGGTCCCAATATTCTCAAAGATAGCCTGAAACACATTCACGATCTGACGAGAAAATTCAAGAGCCGCAAAGATTATGGCTTGAAATCCAGCCTGTGCTAGTACAACAACCGTTCCCAAATTCTCTAAAGTCCCGACCATCAGCTCAAGGGCTGGTATCACAATACTCTCCAGCAAAAAGCTCGTGGCAAAAAGAGGGGCGATAAACTCAGCCGTCGCATTTATCACCCTTGTAAAAGGAGAAAACATAGCTGAAATAGCCCTCTGAACCCTATTTAGAAGCGGGCTCAATCTCACCAAAACCCCTGGCAGTTTCTCTAAGTCTGTTAATTTAGCGATTCCTCTCGCTCTTGATATAATTTGAAAAATCCCTAAAAGGGCTGCCAATGGAGCAATCAATCGACTAATGAAAACCGTAAACTTGGCTAAAATTCCTAAACCTCCAGCGAAAACGTGCATTGTTCCGGTCAGACCCACGATTATTTTCTCTATGAAAACAAAAGGCTTCAACAGAGTAAAAATAGCCCCCCCAATAAGAGGAATCTTTGCGGCAAAACGTGAAATCGTGGCAGCTCCCAAAGTAATCGCAGCGAATAAAGCCACCGATTTAGTGGCCTGAATATCTCCACCAAGCCTACTTAACTGATTGGCGTTGATTAAAAATTCCCTTGGACTCTTCAGAATGTCCGCCAAAACCTTGTTTAAATCCTTAGCAATCTGCCTTCCTTCTACGTTTAAAATGTCTCCTGCCTTATCTAAAACCCCAATAAAAACCTTTCTCAAGGTATCTCCAAAAGGCTTCAAAACCCCATTTAATCCAAAAACAATATCGCTCACCCGTTGAGTCTGACCCGTTAAGGTCTGGAAGTTCGCATCCAAAACCTCTGTATCAGAAGAGAATTTATTGAGTGATTTTCGTAAACGATCCACACGATCTGCGGTGGGAAGTAAGTTGAATTGCTTCGTCGCGCTTCCGCCCGATCCTAAACCTTCTGTCAATCCAGTCTCAGCCGATAGACGCCTAAACAAGGGGTCTCCCTGAGAAGCTCCACCCTCAATCAAACGAAGAAGCTGGCCTCCTACTTGGCTTGGATCCACCCCAAGAATAGGAGCTGATTTCAATAAACCTCTCGCAATGTCTTCGGATAACTTTAAGTCGCCTGTTTCCAGACCCTTCTGTGCTAACTGTGGTGCGAGAAGTTTAGTGAACTGAACCAGCTCTTGCTCTGGAATACCAAACTTAATGGCCGTATTGGAAATCCTTTGGAGTATTTGTTCTGATCTCAACAGCCTAGTCGAAAAAGTCTCTACCCCATTATTCACGGGATCAAAGGACTGGCCTAAAATGTTGGCAATGGAAATCTGTGTTCTAGCGAAATTCTCAGACGCTATCGTCGCTTTGAATAAAGCTCCAAAAACACCTGTTGGGCCAAGACCGAAACTAGAGGCGACCGCGACCCCAAGCCTTGCAAAGCTCCCTTGAACATTCTCGACAGAATTATTTAAACCATCGACGGAACTTTGAAGGCTCTTCGTTCCAAGTATGGCGCTCCCGATCTCAAATCGAAACTCCGTTAATACTCGAAACGCTGCATTTGCTGCCATTAATTGCCCCCTGACTCCTCAGATATTATCTCACGAAGCCTTTCAGTGAACACCCCAAATTGCCAAGGTGTTAGCTTCAGTACATCTCTAGGAGTCAGAGAAGTGTAGCGGCAAATCCAGGCAATCGTCATCCAAAGGGATTTGCGATCATCTGATGCTTTGGGGCTGTAATTTCTGCCCCCACCATGTTTTTGCCAAACCAATCTTGGACTTGGTTATACTCGGAGTTATCGAAAAGCTTTCCTAAAGACTCTTTCTCTCGTGGCTCTAACTGCTTGCCATCAATTCCCTGTAGGCACTGCTTAATCAATTCTTTCGTAAGATGATAAGCGATCCCTAGCTGGTTTCCGTCTGTGACCTTCTTTCCTGCTAACTCAATAGCGATATCCTTGTCTTCCATGACAAGTTCTCTAAAAATTACTTTTTTTCCGGTTGAAAGCTCTAGCTCGTGGTAATTCATGTTTGACATTGAACAAACCTCCTAAGCCAAAGCAAACGTGATTCCCAGACCTGAGTCAACAAGTCTGGGATCTGTTTAAATTTAGACAGGAAGTCGTCCAGCCGCTTGAAAGTCGTAGGTCTTTTGGACCTTCTCATTCAATCCAGCGAGACGCTTGTTCAATTTAAGCTGAACGTCGAAATACATATAAGTCTTCACCCGACCGTCTGTGAAGTTCTCCGTCAAAACGAAGTAATAGTCCTTAATGCCGATCCCGTTAAGGTTATCAGCAACAAGACCGTCGATAAGCTCGTCGATCTCTGGACCCTTCACCTCCATCGTAAGGCTTCCAGAATATCCATCAACGGACTGATCGCCCTCTGGATATCGGTTTCCTACGAAGAAAGATCGTTGAAAGCTAGACTCTTGGTTCACATCAGCCGAAACAATCGTGGTGATGCTCTCCTCGCCGCCATCTTTGAAAATTCTAAACGTCCCTTGGTGTCCTCTAATTGAAGGATTCGCCATCTTATTCTCCCTCCGTAACTACAACTGATTCGCCGATCTCAGCTTGCAATACGATAAACCGCATCGAGCTGTAAATCCGCTGCTTCCATAGAATCTTGAAGAATCCCGCTGCTATCGAATCGTCCGTATTAAGGGCGTTGATGTCGATGAGCTTGGCTGCTCCACCTTGGACTTCATCGTCAGTAGGCAAAACCTTGTCTCTTTCAAGACCGTTTACGAACTGAAGAAGTGATCCACCAACAGCGATTCTGTTATCTTGGTTGTTCACGGCGTTTTGGAAGTTCTTTAAGTAGAACCCTGCTGAGTTCGTTAAAAAATCAGCCATCCGTCGTCGAAGAACCTGAGTCTTAGAGCTGCTTAGAATCTGGGTAACAATCCCTGATTTAACCTTAAATCCAATGTCAGGATCGTTCTCAAAGGCAGATACTCCAGCGTCTTTCAACTGAATATAGTCTGATCGAGAAAGGATTCTGTTTAGTCGGGTTACACCTACGAGATACTGAGCGTTTCCTGAGAAAGCTGGATCCACGCTAGGGGCTGTTTGAGAGATGATGCTTGCGTACCAGCTACCAGGAGATTGAATCACTTCAACCCCATTTAGGACTGTTGCAAGGTATGGATAAGCGTAAATCACTCGTCCATCTACATCGCGGTAGTTGACCACATCGGCCTTAACATCGGCAACCGTCTGAACCTCTGGGCCAGCCACAATCACCATCTTATTCTTGGTAGCGGCGGCGTGAAGCTCTAGGTAGCCATTCTTAACGCTGTTGTAAGTATCAAAGAAAACGACGTTTGCCAGCTTCTCGCCTACTAGCTGCTCAAGAGCAGTTTCATAGTCAGAGTCAGCAAGAGTCCCGTCATCCCCACCTGTCATTGCTGTCAGGGCTAGGTCAGCGGGCTGCGCTGATGCCAAAGGACTCGCTGCAACCGGAGTTACAAGAATCGAACCTAAGAAGATCTGGTCTAACTCGTCTTGAGTCTTTCCGATCAAATCAAGGTTATCATAAACTTCGTTTCCTACGACTGAATCAGCACTAGAGTCATTTACAGTGATTTTTACACCACCTTCGACCGCCTCTGATCCTTGAGTAGTGACAGCCATCGTGAAACCACTGTCTCCGGCTGTTGAATCTGCAACATCCCCTGCCGTGGCATGGGTAACAGTCACAACATCTGAAGCTGGAGAGGCAGAGAACTTAGAGTCTCCGTCAATCGCTGCGGCAACCGCCGTGGCTACACTCGTTGCACTGTCTCCAGCAGAAACGGCGGTAATCTCAATTGCTCTGTCAGCAGCCGAAGCCCCCGCAGGAATTGTTGTCCCGTCGTCATCTACGTCGAACCAGAAAGCAACTGAGCCGTCTTCGTCGTTGAGAATAAAGAAAGTACCGTCTAAGGAAGAGGCAACGTCCGCTACAGTAGTAACCGTCTCGACTTCCGCAACAGCATCCACATCATTCGATGCGCTTTCTACTGAAACTTTTAATGAATTTCCAAAAACTCCCTTGCCTTGCTTGGCCTTGAGAGTAAGGACATCTGCTGCAACCCCGTCTACAAGCGTTATAGAGGCTTGAACGGCATCGGCTGCAATTGCTCTGACGATTTTTAGTCGTCCAAACTTTTTGTTTTTAAGGGAATTTAAACCGTCGGAGGATTCTTTACCGTAGGCTTCATAGATTTGTTGGTTGTTACCAACTTCTCTTAGAAGACCGTCTCCTCGTGAAAAACGACCAACGATAGCTGCGATATTAGCCGCGACTCCGTTAATTCGTGGGGCTGGTGCCCTCTCGTCAATGACGATCTGGTCAACATCGTCGAAAGTGGTTGGATCATTTGATCTGTAAATTGCCATCTAGGATTCCCCCTCAAATTGGTTCGTCAGTAATTTCTACCTCATTAGTTGCTTCGTCGTTAATCACTAAATCGACCATAGCAAATTCTTCTTTTTCAACGATAGAATTAACGTCCGCTATCAGGTCTATTCTAGCCCGTCGTTCCCTTCGTTGCGAAGCCCCTTCTGCATCATTTGGATCAAAAGACCTAATGTGATAGTGGGCAACCTGACTAAAGTATTTCTCTAGCGTCAAATCAAGTCCAGCAGGATTCACTCGCTTATTCAGCGCGGCATAGACTTCTTCAAACAGATTATTGCGCTCTTTCTTGTCCCTACCCCAAACGTCTAATTGCATTGGCATTTCCCAAATTCCAGTCACCCATTGGATCAAAAATCTCTTCTTACCGCTTCCGGTAGTCTCTGGGTCTGGCTTGTTCTTTTGATAAGGCTCTAAATTCTGAACCGTAGGGGATAGCGTTAATACACTTATAGAGGGCGTTTTAAGCTTTTCGTTAGGATCTGGAAACTCTTCGTATACCTCTTTGAGTCTTGGAACCTCTTTTCTGAGGTAGTCCGCTAAGGACTCTACGACCTGCTCAGATAGACTCTCGCTAGGCATTTTCCATCTCTTTTCTCACGTTATCCAAAATCTTATGAAGATTATTTCTCAAGATCGCTTTTGGCTTAATCCCCTCACGCTGAATCTTATTCTGAACGCCCTTTGCAAGCGACCAAACTTCTGAAGAATAATTAGGGGGCTGTGAAGGATCATTTAAAACCCTCTTCGCCCAGGCAAGAAGTGGCCCAATCGGAGGCGTGAAGGGTCTTGCTCCATATTCGATAATAGCCGCGTGTGGAGCTGTATTTCCGATAATGCCACCATTTTCGGTGACAAGTACATCCCAACTTTGGGCGTACAAACCAGTGTCTACTGGCGAGGCTTGGACTAAATCAGGCACCGAACGCAGAAGGCCGCTAATCGTGGCCGCCTTCAACTGCTCTTGGCTAAGTCTGGAGTATTCCCCAATCTCCTTAGCGAAGTCCTTAATGCTGACCGTCTTAACAGCCATTAAAAGCCTTTAGGCTGTCCCACGGGTGCCATAGGCATCTTCTTAGGTGATCGTGGGTGGTGAGTGCTAGTCTCTGCTCTCAATGACCCTGATCGCGCCATATTGGCCTCAGATTGAAAATTCTCTTTAATTGATCCCGCTTGGCCTACGCATTCAGCAGGTTTACTCATTTTTCCAGTTACGCTTGATTTGCTTTCCATAATTTCCCCTTATGAATCCCTGTTCTCGGCTGGCTCTGCTCTTCTGATCTGAACATCCCAACTAAGATGGTTTTCTTTAATATTGATGACGTGAAAAAGCTTCACGTCCTGACTTCTATTCACCAGTTTATAGAACTTTTCGACATTCTTCTCGTCTGTCCTCGTGTCAATGTCCTCTTCACAAGGAAAGGCGTTCTTAGAGATCCCCTGAAGAATCACATCGCCCTGCTCAACAGCCGCTCCTTCTTGAAGCCGCACATCTTGAGAAAAATCTCGAATCCAAGGAGTAGGCTTTAAAGATACTTCTGTCTCAAAAAAGTCTCCATCTCCAGGCTCTTCACCTGTCCAAGACCTAGTAACAATGGTGATCTGAGCCTTTGCAGCCCCTATCTTGTCCCTAATCCCATAAATCTTATCGACCTTTGGCAATAGGCTGTCGATGATCCCCTTGCTCATGTGCAGACGCCGAACATCACTCCAGAGCTGCATTGACTAGAAATATTGATCCAGTCAGATAGCTCTGAAACAAGGCGCCCTCTTTCCTTCCGAAGGAGCTCCATCTCACTGCCGTTTAGCTGGATGTCTCCAACCTGCTTCACGCCAACGCGATCAAGGGCGCACTCCAGACGATCATCCAGCTTATCTATGCGATCAAATAAGACCTTAGCCTCTGCCTCTGCATCAGCAGAAAGGTTCTCGAACCGATCTGCGACGATTTTAGAATATTCGAGAGAGGTGGGGTCTAAGGTTCTAGCTGGCCAGCAAAGCTGTCTTAGAACAAAGTTCTTTTGTTTCGTCGTCAGTGCCATTATTTCTTCTCAGCTTTTTCGGCATCCTTCTTGGCTGGATTTTTCTTCTTGTCAGACTCCATTGCCTCTAAACGCTCTTTTTCTTTTTCTTCGAGGGCTTTTTTTGCAGAAGCTTTTTCTTTAGGGAGCGGCTTGGGCTTTTCGCCTTCTTCATGGCCACCTTTGGCTGCTTTTTTCCGTAGCTCATCTTTATGCTTTCTCCACTCATCATTGACCTTATGCTCCGCTTCTTGGCGGGTCATTTTAGGGTCTTTATCCATCATGTCTTTAAGACTTTTGGACATTTTTTCCCGCCATTGGCGAGTTCTTAGTAACTGTGACATTTGAAAATCCTTTCAAAATAATGCGGGGCTGGTGATTGTTCAGGCCACCAGAGCGAGAGCCTATTCCGCAATTATCTCTCTCCCCGCAAATTCATTTATGCACTGATGAGTGACATTACAACAACGGCGTCCGTTAGGGCGACGTTTGTAGCTTGGTCTGTTTCATCATACTTCAGACTCATATTCTTACCTGCTTCCAAGTAAAGATCTGCGTCTAAAATTCGCATTGGCTTACCGATAAAAGCAACGAGGTCTCCATCATTGCCTGTTTCAGTAGAAACCTCTGCTAGAACAGCATCCGCGTTGTCTTTGTCTAACAACTGAACTTTAACAAAGTCAGTTGCAGACTCAGAAACCGCTGCGCCGTTCATGAGGTGCATAGAATCAATTTTCATTCGTTGATCCAATTTAATAGCTGGTAGCTCACCGTCCGCTCCAAGGCTGCCCAAAGGGACAACGATCTGGAGAGGTGAATTAGCTGGATTTAAACTCATATTAAATGCTCCTTATGAAAGATCCTGAGTTAACATTCGAGCCACTTTGAAGTCCTGGGTAGAAATCTTCGCGTGGAAACCTACAGTTCCGTACCATTGAGTACCGATGATGATGTCCTCGCGTGCAAGGATATCTCGGTCAGTCTCAACGTCTGGAGCTGCCTTTAGACAAATTCCGTAAGGATTCGCTTTCATTAAAAAAGAATAGTGAGATGCCTTACCAGAAATGTCGGCACCCGCAGGAGCTTGATCGTTAACAATAACGGCCATTCCTAAGATACGTCCTTGGAATCCAGGGACAGTATAAAGGGGATCGTTAGCGTCCGCTTTCAAGAAGCCTGAAGTCGTGTCATTGATGAGAGCCAAGTAAGACTTGGAGTGCATAATAACAGCCTGTGCTTCGTCGTGAAGATCTCCGAAAACATCAATACGAGAGGCGTTCAAATCACGGATATTCATGTTTTGACCGTCCGCAGTGGCGATAAAACCATCCTCGTAGCTTCCGGCAGTGTTAATCAAAGTGACCAAATCAGCGTCAACCTTTTCAGCGTGTCGTCGAGCAATCTGGCGTGCAGATTCTTCTTCGAGGCCATTCGGGTTGCGATCTCCAGAAACAATTTTAGCCTTACGTTTGAAAGAAACGGCTTTCGCAACTTCTTTAACGGTGCAGCTAAAGCTGTCGTCTTGGAGAGCATCAGGAATTACTACATCATTTTCGCCTGGCTCTGTAGCCGCGCCGATAGTCTTGTAATATGGAAACGTAACGGTTTCCCCTGGCTCTGATGTTAATGTTGGGTCAATTAATGCCAAAGAACCCCAAACGAGTTTTTGGCGAAAGTATGCGTTCGCGTGGTCTTGCCACACTTTTGGTTCAAACGCTAAATCACTACTTGTTGTAGCCATTTTATATTCTCCCTAAAAATTATTTAATTTTACCGGAGGTCACAGACTCATTCATCAGCTTTTGATATAGGGTAGGATTTTTGCGGTATAACTCGCTCTTTTCCATCATATTCATGCCAATAAACTTATCCACACTAACCTCGTCGCTGCCGCCTGGTGCTGGTGGTTTCCCACCTTCTCCTCCAGTGCCCACTGATGTAGAGCCTTTTCCGTTGGTATTCGTGCCACCGTGAATCTTCTTTACGTCCTGAACAATGCTCGCCAGATCCTCGTCTGTGATCTCTTCGCCTTCTTCAAGACCCTCAACTGCGCGTCGCAACTTAAATTCAAAGTAGTCGACGGCATCGCCACCAGAAATCCCATGCTCTATGGCTGATTCCAGAACAGCAGTTCTCATTGCGGCCTGTTGATTCGCTTCGGTCAGAGTCTTAATCTTCTCCTCTGGGGTGTCAGAATCTTCCTCAATCCCTAGAGCAGTTAAAACTTTCTTCATCGTCTCTTGAGTAGACGTCAGCTTCTCACCGCTGGCTTTCGCCTTTAAGCGAGCTTGCTTGTTCTCCTCACGAAGTTTCTTCACATAGCCTTTTACTTTTTCCGGCTCCCATGAGGATAAATCCTCGTCGTCACCGTCTTGATCTCCTTGACCTTCTTGGCCTTTAGATCCTTCGTCCCCATCTTGAGAACCTTCATTCGTACCACCCTCATTGGAACCAGAAGTTCCTCCAGCGTTACCGCCTTCTTGTCCTTCATCGCCATCTCCGGTGTCTTGATTTGTAGCTGGTTCTGCCATGCTTATCTCCTTTGTGAGTCTGTCACATTGTTAGTTTAACGATATTACGCTGATTTTGTCCTCTTTTGGACAGAACTATCCCAAGCTTCTCGATAAGGAACCAAGATTGCTCGATCATTTGGTCTGTCTGGTGGGGCCATAAATCTGCGCTCTACTCCATTGAATTTAAAAACAAATGGCTCGTCTATGTCTACGATAGGATTCAAATTCGCCAGTTTTTTGGAGTCATCACCCGTTCTGGAGTCCATTGGATGAATAAGAGTCTTTTGGAGGTCTGGAAGGAGGTCTTCTTGTATTTTTTCAAACGACCTCATTTTGCCCAGATTATAGATGCCGTGCAGCTCAGTTCTTGCGATGCGTAAAAGCTTCCACTCCTCACCAAGGAAGAACCGGCCAATCCTCGCCACAATCTCAGAAAGAGAGACCTGCTCGATGGTGGCATTTGTCAGGCCAGCCACGATCGTAGATCTCACACTCTCAGAATATGCCTCCAATGAGGCTTTCGCCTGATTAATCTTGAAATTCTCCGTCTCCTGAGCCACTAGGACCGCATTGAGATTTATCGGAGTAACTGCTCCTGTAAATTCTCGCTCGAATGCTCGGGTTTCGGAAAGCGCATCCCTAATTGACCTTTTAATGGCCCTTTGGAGTGCTGGTCTAAAATCTTCTTGTAGGACTCGGTTAAGTTCTCGGATAGCTGAGTCAACCTGCAAGACAACTCCAGCAAGTCTTTGCGCAGTGAAACTGCCTGGCGGGAGAGAGTCGAGACGATCCCTAAAAGTTCTTCTAACCTCTCGATATCGACGGAGGAGCTTTGTTGCTTCTTCTTCTTCAAGACTTCTTACCTGCTGTATGTGTAGCTCGGCGATCCCCAAAGAATCAACGTCTTCAAAGAATCCCACTATTATCTCCTATTTTTGGCTATAAGCTGTTTTAGGGCTTTAGGACTCTTAAACCTTCTTAGAGCAATGGCTGATCCCGCGGCGAATACGGCTGGGGCTATACTGTCAGTTAAAAGCTCAGAAGACTCTGTAAGCTGTTTCCCTGTCGTCCCCTCGATAACATTCTCAATGCCTTTTCCAACCAAAGAGCCGAAAACACCAAATCCAATAAGCTTCGATGACTTGCCAAAGAATTTAGAGGTTTGCATACCTCTTCGCGCTTGTTTACGAACCTTGGAAAATTCTTTTCCCGTCTTGAAGTCGTCAAAGGTGAATTGTCCCTTTGGTCCTGTGGGAGTAAGACTTTTGCCGACATTTCCAAAGGAGAATAGTTTTCTTGAGAAGTTCATTTTTTGAAGTGATTTGGCAAATATGCCTCCAGAGGCCGCTAACCCTAGAGATCCTGCTACTACCTGAGCAGCCCCTCTTTTTTGCTGATCTCGTCGAACCTTGATAGGAATGATTCGACCCCTTACTCGTCTGAAAACAACTTTATGAGATTTATTATCTTTTGACATTTCTATCGTCCCCTCCACTTAGAAAGCCTGGGAGTCTTGCCCCAAATCTAGTGTTTGCTTGCATGTTGAAGCCAGAGCTTGAAGTCAGAAAGCTCCCAGCGAGGGCCGCCACTAATAACTTGAGTTTGTTTTTTCCAGCCAAATTTACTGTCTTTTTGAACAAGCTTCTTTGACTGAATTTGACAGGAGTTTTTGACTTCTTATCTAATCCAAAGGTTCGTAAACCTCTCTTTACGGCAACGGTACTTTTCCTAGAGAAACGGCTCTGCTTTATCTTCTTACCTAAAAGCCTTGATCCAACAATGCCCACAATTCCAGCCGATGAAAGAGCAGCGCCAGCCGCTCCAATTTTCTGAAGATCGGCCCCTACTTCCCGTTTATTCACGATAGGAACAATACGGCCCCTAATGCGTCTGAAGATGATTCTTGGCCTTCCAAATTGAACCTCTTCCCTTACCGAGTTTATGGGGTTCTGTGTGTCTATTCCTCCAGCCATTATATGTCTCTCAACTTCAAGGGGAATTTACCGCCCCTTAATCCAAATTTCTCGAATCTCTTTGCTAATCTAGTCACCGCAAAACCTCCAGTAAGTCCTATTGCAATGGCAGCAGGGCTTATGCCCGATCCTATATTGAAAAGTCTGCTCTTCTCATCCTTTTTAGTTCTTCGATCGAGGCTGGTCAGTAGAGACGCAGCGGCTACTCCTGGGATGAATTTGGAACTAAACTTTGTGACTTTTGCCAATTTGTTCAGTCTGAATGACTTCTTTCCCTTGGATGCCAATGAAGACCTTTCAATCTTTCCGGCCCCAAAAACACCACCCAAAGAAACAAAACTAATGGCAGCAGCGATGCCCGCGTCCTTTGCTGTTATTGCTCCCAAGAGAGAGCTTGCAGCCCTTACTTCAGATCCGGCAGCTTTTGACAGGCTGACATTTCTTGGCCTGATAGGGACAATTCTTCCCCTGATTCTTCGGAAGGATACTGGCCTATTTCCTTTTTTTTGCGCCATTATCTTCTCCTCTTCTGGTTATCTAAGATCCCTTGAAACTGAGAAGGGCTACTTGAACTGATATTTTTCTTTTTAATTCTAATGCTTCTTTTATCTAGAGCCGTAGAGGCTTTAGATCCGGCGAATAATAATCCACCAATGGCGGCGGTGGCTAATCCAAGTTTACCTGCTTTTCGTCCAGCTAAAATCTTTCGAGATCCCTTCCTAAGAAGGTTTGATCTACCTCTTTTGCTCACTTTTAGAGCCCTTGAAGTCTTTTTGTTAGAAAATAGATTTTTGGTAGCAGATCCACTGGCACCTAATAGGCCACCCAATGAGGCCAATCCTAGCCCAGCAATAATCGCGCTTTTGCCAACCTTCTCAGATTTCTTATTGAGTTTTATCGACTTTTTTGAAGACTTGATTCCACTCCGTTGAATGGCTTTGAAACTCTTATCTGCTCTTTTGGCGTCATCTCCAGGTTTTGCTCGAATAGGAATGACCTTTCCATTCTTGCGAATGAATTTGATCTTGTTGCCTTTTTTATCTGTTGCCATTTTTTCTCCTAAAATCCACCAAAGGGATTGATAACAGGCTGTGCATCTATTTTAGCTTTTTCTGCTTCCACATCCTCGATATTGAAATCTTCCGCTAGGAATCGAGTTCCAGTCTCTCTGCTGACGATATTCGCGGAAGTCGCACCTGACACCATAGCGACCTTTTTCTGTAGATCCTCAATCGTTTGCTGAACCACAGGAGGCCATTTGATATCCATATCCAAAGACTTGGGCGTGAAGCCTGGAGGAATATTAACGGGCACTGGTTCGCCGCGGGAGTTTAACTCTAATACGGCAATGGACATCTTGGTGATTAGGCTTCTGAGCTGAAACTCAATAGCCGGTCGAAGTTCATTAATCAGCTCGATCATTGGCCCATGAAGGATCTCTAAAGCTCTTCCAGACTGAGCATTGGCTACCATCTTTTCGGGGTCCATTAGGACAATCCGAGCAATATCTTGAACTCCTAATCGAATATCATCTCTAAACTCTGAAGCTCTTTGAATTGCTCCAAGATTAGACTCTAGGAAGCTCGCAGCTCCATCTTTTCCAAGGTTCCAACCCTTTTGGGAGCTTCTAACCAGATCTCCAATCTCGTCCATATCCATCCCATTGATAATGAGTTGGGGATCTTGATTGTATTGGATGACCTGAGAGCTTTGCGAAATGTTGTAATTCATCTCATCGATGAAGTCTAAAATGTCCGCAATAAGGCTTGCCCCATCTGGGGTATCTCTATTTTCAGTGGTCCTAAACCATTCACCTTGAACAAAGCCGAAACCGTGCACGACCTCTTGTTCTACCTTGAAATCAACATCTATTGGCGTTTCATCCACTTTGAAATCTGGGGTATCGAAAAGGATGTCTTTTTCTTTGCCGAGATCCATGCGAAACCACTTCTTTTTAGGGTCTCCCTTCTCGTCCTTCTCTTTCTTATCAGTGAAAACAAACTGTATTCTTGTGCTTTCAAGCTCTCCTGAAGGATCAAATATAGGAAATACGTGTTTTGATAGGAAATGTTCAACCTGGATTTGACCACCTGTTATATGAAATCGAACAAATACAGATCCAGAGACCGTCATTCGACGAATAGGCTCCAAAAGACGGAATCTGATTTTAGCCGCCTTCTGGACAA